ACTCTTAAAAGAAGTACATCCTAGGCGTTTTACCTGTTTGGTAGTCCTGACACCTAGAGTTGCACCTGAGGAAAATCCCCCAGATAGATACTGTCCACTCTTACTGTTACTTCCTACAAAAAATACGTTTTCGTATTCTAAATCCATATAAAGCGAATCTGCAACTTGTTGCCCGTTATCGTTTATCTCTATCAAACAATAGGCCTTATTATAATCTTTTGCTACTTTATATATTATATTTGGAAAAAGAAGGGGGCTAATTTTGTTGTTTCTATATTTTGCAACAACTGAATATGGATATGCAGTAATATCAAGAACTGTAAACGCTGAGTAATCTCCACCGACTCCTCGAGAAGTATCAGCTACCAACATGTACACGTGTTCTTCTTCTGGCTCAACAAAAATGTCTAATCCATCCTTAGTATAAACATATGGTTTAACCGACATTTTTCCTATTGTATCAGGATTAATTAACGTATTGGATGAACCTAAGAAATTACATAAAACCTCTTGATTGAACTTAAGTTCACCGAGCATGGCCTTTTGTTCCGCCGCCCACTTTTCATCCCTGCCTGGAATTCTGTTATATGGAATGAACATTGGAACAAATCCATTCAATCCTTGTTCTGCTTCATTCCAGAATTTCCAAAAGTGATTATACCCCAGCGGTGTAGATGTGAGAAGAATCTTTGTGGTAGTACCCGCAGAAATTGTCGGATAAACAGATGTAAAGAATTCCTCTGCAACATTATTTGGAATAATTGCCGCCTCGTCAATATATAACCAATTTACAGATTTACCTCGAATACCCGATGTACTTGTTGCCGCTGTAAATACTTTGGATCCGTTTTCAAGTTCAATATCGCCTTTGTTAAATGTCTTAACACCTTGTTGCATCCATATTGGAAGCATCTCATACATTAATTCATATCGAGATAGAACCTCTCGGGCTGCCGATGATTTATTGGCAAGAATAGCAACTGTCTTATTTTCCTGAAATAATGTATACCATAGGATACATGCTGCAGCTGTAATAGTTTTGCCCTGTTGGCGACCTTCCATCAGAATCACTTTGCGGTTATTTAGAATAATATGTACTTTTTCTTTTTGACAATCGTATAATTTGAATGGGATTAGTCCCCTATCCAATGAAACTATCTGACAATAATTTTCAATAAAGTAAATCGGATCTTGGGAACACTTAATAATTTCCGTAACTTGTTCTTTGGTATACGATATTGTAGTACCAATTTGTTTTAAATTGGGATTACCGTTATACGATATAGGTTTATTGCTCAATTATATTACCGTTATCTTTATGTTGTTTTAATGCTTTAAATAGTTCTGCAGTTGATCCCGCAAACACTACATTATTTTGAGTACCAATCTTTTGTTGCAGATCGTCTGCTTTTAATTCTTTAACTTGTTTTTGTAAATTCAAAAGATCTTTCGACACATCGGACATTGTTTTCATAAATTGACCCGCAACCTCATATGTTCTAGGATGTTCAGAATTTTTGGATAATTCAATAAGATCGTCTAATGTGGTTTCGCCCTTCATTAGAAGTTTTCTCATAGTTTGTCTTGCCAATTGATAATCGTCTTCCTGATCTATTTCCTTGTTAGAATTCATTGCTTCAGGAATAGTAGTTAGTTCCATGGATTTTTCCGTCATGGGATCTAAATTAAATAGATTATTTAGTTGTTCAATATTTTTCATTTAAAAATCTTCAAAGGTACTAAGATATGTTACATTGCCAGCAGGAATAGTATTTGCTAAATCACCAGTTCCTTCCACAATTATTCTAGATTGTTGAGAACTTAGTGCAGCATCTCTAAACGTATTAGTTGTAACCTTATTAATAATGCCCTGTTTATTAACGGGTCCATAAAAGTTTAATTTCATAATAAAACTTAATGTCCACATAATTGCTCGGCGAGTTGTCATATCACCCTCATAATCATCAACAAACCCAATAGAATTTAATATTATGGGAAGGTCATTATTAATATTTAGTTGAGGAATAGCATGAATTGTTAAGTTATAATCTGGATTAAAGTAGGGCAATATTTGTTCTATAATTTGTAAACCGTCATCCTGATTTTTAGCATAGATATAAAGTAATACATTTATGTTATATGGAGTGGGCGCATACTGAGCAGAAGCGGATGTAGAACTATTAATGGTTCTACTTTGTTGCATTGGACTAATTTTTCTGTTAGGATCATAATCAAGCGAAACCATTTCAAATCCCATTCTAGGAAGAATGACTTGAAAATTAGTATTATCCACATTGGGCTGTTGTTTAATTTTAGCCAAGAATTTTTGTTGCGGAGAATACGCTAGAGGCACTCGCTGTAGTTGTACTACATTTCCGTCAGCATCTTTGCGTTCAATGGTAATATTATTAAACATATTACCAAAAGCAACAATTGATTTGCGTATGGTACCCCAGTAAAATCTTTGATCTAACATTATTGGAATACCTCACCAAAAGGATTTCTTTCAGAAAAATCTAGCACATCTCTTCCTTCGTCAGTAAATGCTTCGTTCTGAGCGCCAATTTGAACATGCCCATCAGCAGATAAACTATAATTTTCTAGTATAATCGGAGTCAATGCATTTACTTCAAATAATAAAGCATCACCTGTTTCCAATAATAATTGATGATCTTCAACATCGAGAGTAGCCTCCGCGGTTAAACTATCAATTTCATAAACACCTGTATTGAATCTTTCATTGGAAAATTGATATAATTCACACATCATTTTAAAGACGTATAATTTGCCAACCTGATAAAAAGGTTCCTTGCCCTCAACCTTGCGTATTTCAAAAAACGATTTAGATTTTGGAAAAAATATTATATCACCTTCTGCTGGGCGAGGAAGAATAGTTACATTCTGAGAACCAATTACATCTGTCCATCTTTTTCTTGAAACTATAAAAGTACCGGTGTCTCGAATTTCTAAACCAAACTTAGACATCAATTCGCCGTCGCCCTCAAACCCCATAGTATTTTCCAAATACATTTCAATAGGATAGGCATAATCAAACGTGTTCAAATAATCTTCAGATAAAATAGAATCCAAACTGTTAGATTTACGTGGTAAGTAATAGACCTCAAAGCCATAAATCTTCATGGATTCGATCATCAAGTCTTCGTACAGATTTTGTTCAGAAGACCTACCTATCGTATCACCAGATTGAAAATAAGGGTTAACGGTTGCCATAATTGTATTGACTTTCTATTGACAAGGTGTTATCATTTGCTATGTACCCTGTTAATAAAATACTTTAAGTTTATCCTGAAAAGAAATCTACAGGTAATTCGAATCTAGATTGCATTTCAGATTCAATCTGTGTTATATCAGTTAGTGCATCTTGATAAATCTGATCCGCATTAATTGATACTCCCCCGGGAAGTTGTACTCCGTTAAACTTCTTCAAGTTCTCACCCCATTGACGTTTAATCAATGCAGTACAATATCTCTTAAGAAACATATCGTTGTACACATCTCGGTATGTTTCTGGATCTAATATTCTATAGCATTCAATTATTATGTAATCTCCAGCTACAGCATCAGCTCCCCAATCCATATCCACGTATAGACGATTCATATGTCTATTGAATCTTATAGGTTTTATTCCTACTAATATTTGGTTAATTAATTCTAATTCTTGTTTAACCTGATAAAAGTAAATAATGTTGGTAGACATTAAACTATATAGGTCGTTCAATAAAATTTGGTATCTAATGCTAAACATATTAGCACCGTCTGACCTGTTACTAAACGGTAAAACACGACTTATACCGACTACTGCATCGGGGACTGAAATATATTGATTAGTAATGTCTTGTGTTGTAAATTGATGTTTTAGATATACCATTTCTACAGCATCATAGTGGTATTCTCTATAAAATTGAAACGCATCATCTATACGATCTTCAATTTGATTTTCTTCAACATTTATTTCAATAACGGGCGCACCCAATCTACGTAAACAATAATCTTTTAACTGTTCTCTGGTTGTTACGGTAGCCATTATCGAGTTACTCCTAGGTTAACTGTTGCAATACCTTCTTGTATTCGTATTGTAGTATTTGCAGTATTTGCGGTTATATCATAAACATATCTTCCGTCAAGATTTGCAGTCTGCGATGGGGTTAATGATATGGAAATATTACCGTTTGCTCCGTTAGCCAATGTAGTAGTAAAAGAAACAGAGTTAGCAGAATAGTATGATTTTCTTAGTTTTGCTTGTACATTATACCCAACCAAAGATATCGGAGTTTTTGAGATGTCCAAATATTGAGCATATCCTATAAAAGATGCACCCTGATCTATGTTTATATTTTTATTCGTTGCCATTGTAGTATTTATTAGTTAAATCTTCCGTAATAAACTCGATAGGATATTGTAATTCCGTCGTCCCCTATTGCAAATCCTGAGGTTCCCCTATCAAAATTATTAGTGCATATAAGTTTTAAACTTCCTTTATCCTGTATACAATCTAATACTGATGTACCTAATACAGAATTTGTGGCCTGAGCTTTTATAATTCTTAACACTGTAGAACCTAGAGCAGGAAGAACTTTACCTCCAGTATCACCAATCCCGCCAGTAATCTTTATTAATGGAAAAATAAAATTATTAGAATTATCTGTAGAGATATAAGTATTTGCTAATGTTACTAAAGTATCTATTCTTGTTAATGTTTGTTGTCCTATAGATAAAGATAATCCAGGGACAGCCACATTACCTGTAATTTCGTGTATGATGTGAGGCATTTTACTATTGAACGAAAATTTAGTAGTACCTAAATTGTCTGTTATTGTAAAAGCACTATTTTTATTTAAAGATATTCCCATGTTAAATTATCCTTAAATAATGTACATCACTAATAAAATCTATAATAGTACCACTATTATACGTTGTACTATTATAGTTATATGTTAAATCTTTACCTGACGTTTTAATAGTTGGACCATTTTGCCATATAAAGGTACCCGAAGATAATACAGATTGTGCAGCAATATTATAGAGACCGCCGGCTAACGGATTGAAATTACTTGCATTTTCTATTGTTCTGCCCTCATAATAACCTGTGGTTATATATTGTATAGTTGCATTGTAGGTATCATAACCATATTGTGTTTTTAAATCTGAGTACTTATTTAAATAAGCAACAGGATCAAATGTAATTAATCTTCCTTCTAATGCCCCCGATCGAGCATAATGATCTTGTCCTTTTTTATAATCTGTACCAAATGCGACAATAAGATCAGTATAACTTGCAATATAACGCAATGCCTCTTCTGGTGTAATATAAAAAATTGTAATCGGCAATGTTCCTGTTACTTTAGTATTTGCCCCAGGAATACTTTGTACATACGAATTTGGATTTATAACAGCAGTACTTGATGTTATTCGCTCACTCCCATTTAAATTTCGCAAAGCCAAATTTAATTCAGTAGGAGTATAAACATATACAGTTGGATTTTTTCCGTCTAGTCCTACTAACGGGGAAATAAAAGATTCTGCAGTATATAATAAATTTTTACTAATTTCTATAGCATAACCTAAATCTTCTTTTTGCACATACGAATACTTTCCCGCATTCTTTTCCCAATCATAATGTGTATATTTTGTTAGTTGTCTAATTATTCCTGTAAAGGTTAATCCTTGTATTTCAAAATTATAAAAACCTGTTCTAACTGGAGGTTTATCTATTAGTAATAGATTTACAAAATTATCTAAATTTAAATCTCCCAATCTAGAATAATTTTCTATAAAAGGTCCGTTGATTGGATTTGCTGGATTTAATGTTTGCCTTGTTGCTGAATCATTATATGATCCATAAAGCAAACCATCTTCTGTTTCCTGATATAGTCTTAATTCAGATGCAACTAATGTTTTAGTGAATGAAAATGCTCCTGTTTCTAATTGATTATTATCTTTAACAATATGGGATTTTAGTGTGGTAAATACGTTACTTAGTGTGACTAAGTTTGGAGATAAATTTAAAAGATAAG